ACTGCCGATGCATTTGGTTACATTGAGGGCTTTATTGCTTCTCTATTTACTAAAACACCATCAGTTATTGTTGGTGACGACATCGCTGCTACTGGGGGCGATGCTAAACTAGCACAGGCGGTCTCTAATCGATTTCTTTACACACAGAGGGAACAGTTAGAGATTGCTTCTCGTCTTGCTCTAATCTATGAATACAGCGCTTTAAAGTTATGCCCACAGGATTCTAACGAGATGCTTGATAAGGTAAGCATTGAAGCCATTCCTTGCTGGGAGGTTATGGTTGATAGAGATGCGTCTGATGAAAAGACTTCTAGATTTATTGGACATAATTATTTCATTACACTACCAGAAGCAAGAAAGAAGTTTGGTAATAAGAAGTTCACACCAGTTCCCAAGCAGGATTACTTTGATTCCTATCAGGATCGCAGCAACCTCTATGACGATTCTCTTGCTAACCTTCCAGATGATTATCTCTATGTTGAAATCGTAGAACTTTATGATCTCCTTTATGATGAGGTCTATTACTGGTCTCCTAACTATTCTGGTGGGGATAAGGTTCTTGATCGTGCTTCTATTCCTATTAGAACTTACAACGATAATCCTCTTCCCAACATCACACTACTTTATTACAGCCGTTGTCCATCAAAGCCTATGGACGGTCTATCAGCACTTGCGAGGATCTATGACCAGATTTATGAGAAAAACATTCTACGCACTTATTGGGCTAATGCTGTTCGTAGGGATAGTCGTCAGTATCTTTACAAAGAAGGTTCGTTTGATGAAGAACAACTTGCGAAGATTACTGCGGGAATTGATGGAGCGATGATTGGTGTAGATGAAGATAGTCTTAATGGACTTATTCAGCAGGTTGGTGTTGAGCCTATTAGTTCTAACTTTGACCGCTATTTGGCTTACATTGAACAAGACATTAACAGAGGATCTATCCTTGCTCCTTTCAGTCGTGGCGAGGCTACCAAAGCCACAGCCACAGAGATTACTGCCCTAGCCCAGTATTCAGCAAGTGAAATCGGTAAGATGGCGAGAGAAAAAGACCAAGCACTAGAACGCATTACTGAAATTTATATAAGGCTCCTAGACCTATTAGCGGACGAAGGAGAGACTGCTGTGCTTGATGTAGAAGGTGAGGCTCGTATTATTACGCCCCCAGACCTAGATGGTAAGTTCCGCATTAATGCTCTTGACCAAGGTTCCACACCACTATCAGATGCTATGCGTAAGCAGAACTTCTTGGCTCTGCTCCCAACACTACAAGGACTTGGTGTTAGTCCGCTGAAAATAAAAGAGGAACTAGTGAGACTTTATGAATTGCCCAAGGACTTCGCAGAAGAGCCTCCCCCACAGCAGGCAGCACCTGTCCCTAGCCCATCAGCAGCAGACCAGCAAATGATTGAGGGCGGACCAACAGAACAGGTGACAAGTGCGGAAGAAACTGCTAGAATGTTAGGGAGGAAGGCATAATGGACATTTACAAGATTACCGCAAAAGATTACTACTACTACGGACAGACGATTAACACAGCCAAAATGCGTTGGAGAGGACATAGTTCTTCACTAAAACATAATAAGCACGGCAACGCTGCTCTACAAAACATTTACAATAAACACGGCAAAGAAGTTTTCTCTTATGAGGTTCTATTCAGTTGCGATGATAAAGAACTATTAGATCTAGTAGAAGAAGAATTTATTATCAAGCACTATGATGATGCGCTATGCCTAAACATTTGCCGCAAAGCAAATGCTCCCGGTTCAGTAAAGGGACGCAGCAAGCCACTTGCTTGGCGCAAGAAGATGTCCGGTGGTAATAATGGACGAGCAAAAGCCGTAGAACTAAACGGCGTTGTTTATCCTACTATCAAGGCAGCAGCAGACGCCAACAACCTATCCAGCATTAATGTTTGCCGGTGGCTGAAAGGCTCTAGGACTGCTCCAAAAAACATTATGGTGTCTTACCATAAGGAGATAAAATAATGCCCCTTTATTCTTGGAAGTGTGCTCGTGATGGATTTGAAGAAGAATTACTTATGTCTTATGACCGCAGTAAGAAGGTAGAAGTTATCTGCCCGCATTGTGGCGATGCTATGAATAAGATAATGTCTATGCCCGCAAAGACCGCATCATTATGGAGCGGGAATTGGACCGAGGGAATGAGCCACAACTATTATTCACAGGCGTTAGGAAGGCAGGTAGCCTCTAAACGAGAAGAAGAAAAGATTTTAAATGCTCAAGGATTTGTTGCTGAATCAGATCTAGGTGAAGGTTGGATTGAGAAGAAACAAGCAGAGATTAGAGAAAGATCAGCAGAACAAGATCGAAGAGCAGAAGTTTATCAGACCACTTTGGCTGAAACAGGTGATCAGAATAAGGCTATGGTTAAAGCCTTCCCAGCAAGCGATTGTTTGGACGGGACACTAGATTCCCTTTACGACCAAAAAATTACCATTTAAAAAGGAGATTTAAAATGGAAAAAGAAGTTGTTATGATTGGTGTAGGTTCCCGCCCAGAAGGCGATCCAATGGGAGAGGAACTAGGAATGGCGGAAGAAGCAGATGACCAGATGTTTGCGGCGATGGCTCCCAGAGGTGATTTTACTTCTCGTGGTCTTGGTCCTCTTGTTCGTGGGACTAACGCATTGCTGCCTCTCTTTGGACAATCACCAGATTATCCTGAAGTTGAGGATACCGAAGTCCTTCCTACTGACTTCGTAAGAATCCTTGCTATGTTCCAGCAGGCTGTTGAAGAGGCTATTGAAGAAGATGCTATTCGTGATGAAATGCGAATTGATCTAGACGATGTCCGTGACGACACAGCACTTATGACTATTGCTGGTAAGTTGGAGATGCTCGCAAAAGATAAAGAATTCAAAAGATTTTTACAGGAAGAAGTTGATGGCGAAGAAGAGGGCGAAATGGATAGAGAGCCAGAGATGGAAACTATGTCGCCTGAAGAAGAAGATGCTATGATGATGAGCAGAATGTAAGAAACCATTAATCAATAAAGGAGATAATAATGGACGCAACAGAAACTGGCGTAGAAGCCAACACCTCTGTTGGGGACGAGACTGCGGAAGCAGCACCTCAAACAGAGACCATTGAAGAAACGATTGAGAACTTTACATTAGATGACCTAATGAATTACAGCGCAGAGCAGGATCCCCTGTTCGCAGATGACGCACAACATAAGGGGATGCGCCCACTAAATGAATGGATTCATAATGTTCCAGAAGATGTTCGTAAGCATTTAGCAAACATTAGAGGAGATTACACCAGAAAAACGCAGGAACTTGCTGCTATGCGTAAACAAGTTGAAGCAGCCCAGAGGGCTATGGAAGCCCAGAATCAGGCTATTACTAATGGTTCTATGGCTAGACAGTTGAGAGATGTAGATGAGACTGCTGAATACGATCTATTCGATGTTGATGGAATGAAGGCAGAGATTGAGCGACAGGCTAAACTTATGCTACGAGATATGATGGCTCCTGCCCAAGAGGAACTAGAAGTTAAGCAGCGTAGGATGGCTCTACAACAGTTTAAGGCAGACAATCCAGAGATTACCGATCCTGCCTATCGTGCTCCTATGATTGAGCTATTGAAGAACCGACCTGAACTAAAAATGGAAGATGCTTTCTACATCGTAAAGGCAAAGGTTGGATCTACTAAACTACAACAGGAGCGTAATGAGATTGCTGCTCGTAAAGCCGAACGTCGTAGTGTAGTTCGTAAGTCCTCAACAGGCTCACGATCTAATCCATCAGGCACACCGCAGTTTAAGAATGCCCTCGAAGCATTTAAGTGGCATAAGTCGCAGCAAACTAAATAATAACTTTAACTGATTGACTTGACCTCCCCTCTTATTATTAGAAGGGAGGTCATTTTATTATGCCCAGAAAACAAGCTACAAGCTGTAACAAGCCCCGCAGAATTCGTAAAGGGGAAGCAGGGCACGGAAGAAAAAAGAAAGTAGTCACTGCTTGTGCCAAGGGCAAGAAGAAGACTATCCGTTATGGTGACGCAAAGATGAAGATCAAGAAGTCTAATCCAAAGCGTCGTAAGTCTTTCCGTGCGAGACATAAGTGTGATAAGCCAGCGACCAGAGCAAACAAATTGACCGCTAGATACTGGTCTTGTAAGGAATGGTGAAAGATAAACTTTTACTTGACTTATCCTTATTTATTACAGGGGCAATTTTTCCCTCCCACATTTATCAAGATCCATTTGGACACCTTTATAGATGGAAATGGTGGAAAGCAAAAAACAGACTTACATAGTAAGCACCTGATAAACTAAACTAACTAACATTTTTATCATTAATTAAAGGAGATACTAAAATGGCAATTTCAAATGATCTTCTGTCCTCCACGCTTTACAGCATTCGGGATAGTGAAGTAGATAACCTTTTCAAGAAGGTTGCGTTCCTCGATGGTGTCCGTCGAGCAGGTGGTGTCGAGACCGAAAGCGGCGGCATCAAGATCCAGCGTCCTCTCTCAATCGCAGAGCATTCCACGATCACACAACTAGCGACTGGCTACGAGCCCGTTTCCCTTGCGGTTAACGATGTTCTTCGCCCCGCTATTTACGACTGGTGCGACTTTACTGCGCCCATCGTAATCACCAAGAAAGAAGAGATGGAAAACAGTGGTGAATACGCTATTGTTAAGATTCTCGAAAGCCGAATGAAGTCTGTTATGGGAATGCTTCGTCGTGAGCTTAACCGCCAGATCCTTCGTGGTGATTCAGCAGTTCTTACTGCTATGAACACTTTGAATGGTGATGTAAACGGCACACTTGGTTCCGCTACTGGTTTCCTTGAGCACGAAGCCCCTGCGCCTCTGCCTTCTGGGCAGGACAACGTGGTTGGTGGTATCTCAAAGGCAACCTTTCAGGTTCCCGGTTGGCTCAACCAGTTCGGAAACGCTGGCGGAACCTTGGCTATGACTGACCTCTACAACCTCTACATCGCTGCTAACAGCGTTGCTCCCGCAGGTGATGTTAGTCATCTCATTATGTCTGATAGTGCTTTCAGTCAGTATCGTAACCTCTTGTTCGCACAGGAGCGTTTCGTTCAGACTGATAAACTTGATGGCGGGCGAATGGGGCTTGCCTTCAACGGCGCTGTTGCTGAACAGGATCCAGAGATGGGCTTTGCTTCATCTCTTGCTGGTAATCCATCAGTTGATGCTTATATGCTCAACTACGACGGCGTCAAACTTGTCTTCCATAGTGAAGGTGATTTTGCTGTCAGCCCATTCGAGCACATCTCGGGCACTACTGCTCGTGCTGCTCAACTTTACGTCAAGGTCCAACTTGTTGCCGATCACCTCGGTTCACAAGGTGTCCTTGTAAATGCTTGATAGCAACCAAATCTAAACTAAAAAGGAGAAAAAGATAATGGCTACTTCAACACTAATCCAATACCTAGAAACCGAACGTTATGGCTCCCTCCCCGGTGCCGGCGTAGAGGCTGTAGGTCCAGAATCAATGAACCG